AACAATGAAATTTTTTTGAAGATGCATATGAGGTACTGGCGTATATAATATGATTGCACTTCTTGCATTTGTATTTATTCTTTTTATCTCCCTTATGTATTAATACAATATTATTTTTTACTTGATATAATTGCTTAATTTTATTGTAACAATATGGGCAGCCTCTACTTTCGCTTGTATTATCATACAAACTGTATATCGGACTCATAAATACAGATTTACATTTTCTGCATTGTATAGTAGATTTATCTCTGCAACCATTAAATGATACTATATCAAAATTACCATTTCTAATATCCAATTCTTTTTGTGCATCTTCCTTGTTGTATTTATGTGGTTTAATGTTATATCCCGCTGCGTTAAAAGCATTATTAATATTACCAAACCATCTTACAAATGTATTTTTTGATGGAAAATCTTTTTCGTTTTGTATCATAGAAATGGTAGGCGTCCTATTATATTTTTCTTCTAAATATTTTAATTTATTTATCAATACTTCTTTTGTATATTTTTTACTAATCTTTCATCACCTTCTTTCAGCATCATCGCTAAGTTCGCTACCACAGTAAGGACAATATAAAACATATTCTTCTTGAATTCTTTTAATCTTGGTATTACAAATTCAGCAATAGTAGAATACAAATTAAACAGTTCCTTAATTGGAATATAGTCGCCATTTTTCTTTAATTGTTTTTTTCGTTGTCTTGTATTCATGCTTAATTATTCTCCTTTAACAATCCACTCTTGACTAAATGCTGATGGATAATTTCTATAATCTGATTTTCTAAGAATGCATCAACATTAGCATTGCATTTGACATAATCCAATTCATCATTGATAAAATCTTCTATTATAGAAGTAAAGTCCATATCCTCAATTGTTTTTACAATTTTCTTATGAATAAATTCTTTATGTTCTTTTGTAAGAAATTCTTTAATATCATTCATATCAATATATTCTCCTTCTTGATAAACTCTTTTGAACAGTTCCGTCAATTTCCTTAAATCGTCCTTGTCTAAGAGAAGGTATTTCCCAGGAGGATGCTCTTTCCTTATAGCCTGATACAAAATATCCATATACTCATCCCGAAACTTTTGTTCTCTATTAGATAACTCTTTACTCATATATTTCCTTTGTCACCTCTGTATATCGCATTCATGAAAATCCATAAGTATCTTATACTTATATTCTCCGAATCTTTTTCGCCAGCGTTGTTTCGTTTTTTCACTTTCCCAACTAAACGGCAACATATGATAATTGATAAGGAAACATACGTCTAATACTTCTAAATTTTGAGGTATTCGACTCAATACAAAATACGAACCGTATGCGTGATGGTCAAAGTAATGAGCTATGCCAAGATCATCAAATGTTTGAGTTGACAATTTACCTAAGTCATGCATCATCGCACCGCCCAGCCAAGGATTTTCATAACCCTTTTCTTTCATTAATTTCTTAGTATTTAAACAATGCTTGTACAAATCCATTGTGTGATGAGGATTCTTTTGGTCGAAATCTCCCATATAAGCTATTTCATTAACCAAATTTCTCACATGATTTTTAAATTCATCATGAATAATAATCTTGCTCCACCCTTCCTCAATGAATGGAATTTCAAATTTTCTAATTTGCTTTTCCAACACTTCATCGGGAACAGGGTGTGGTCTATTTTTATTATCTTGTTGACACCACTCAAATGGTTTCGGCATTATGTAGCAAATCTTTTCTATGTCTAATCCGTTAACCTTATTTAGAATTGCCCGGCGAGATTTCATTGTAATATTTGTTGCATCAGCTATCACATTGTATTTATTCTCCAAACGCTTTCGGATTAGTGTATAAAAAAGTTCAAAGACTTCATCATTCTGAGATTGGTCTCCGATTTCGCCGGTTAATTGTTCTCGTATCATATCAGTTGATATAATAACTGTATCAGGATTATCATTTGTAATCTGTTTTGCAATAGTAGATTTGCCACTTCCAGACAAGCCACACATAACATATAGTTTTGGTCTACTCATTCCTACACACCTCATTTTTTATACTGAATGTAATTAAGTTTGTCATCACCTTTTCCATAACATCTTTTGCTTCAGTATTAATCTCCAATGGATTATTCTCCATATACTCTTGTTTATATTGTTTAATCCATATAATCCATTATAATTTAAGCATAATATAATTTCATCTTCTTCATCAATATTATCAAATATACTTGTATTAATTTCACTTGAATAAGAGCATCC